ATAAAAGAATATAGTCGGAAAGGCCGTGGCTCATAACGCTTGGGTGAAGGTTTTATTTAAAAGTCTGTGCAGGGACACTCTCGTCGTCCACTCCTATATCATTATAGTCTTTGAAGACTTAATAGCTCATCATGTAGAACATGGACTTATGGAACATATAATGAAGGATCACTGTTCAGAGATAATCGAGATACATATCTAAGAAGGTGTGTCTCTGTTCGTTTATTTAGGTTGTACGAAAACTTGTCGGTATCGATTTTTTCTTCAGTTAGCCAATCCTGTATGATAGCTTTAGGAAATTGAGATGATGCAGCAAAGAAGGTCGAGTATGCTAGGATTAAATTATATCTGTCTTTAAAGATTAGTTGTTGATCTTTCGGCTTGTTTAGTAAGGAATCGCACATATTTGCCAGGATCTGTGTAATTTCTGGTATAGCTTCTTCTTCCCAACTGAAAACACCACATGAGGCCATTTCATACAATTCTTCTCGTCTCTCTGGAATCAAAGAGTGCATAGATTCGGGAATACCGATATCTATAAGCATAGGACCCTCAGAACACCGATGATCTGTTCCTCTTCCGTGTCTGAATTCCACCAGCGCTTCTATTGACTGGTGAGTAATGGACGAACACCACCATCTTACCTTTGCATGTTTCCTAGACTCTGTTATACATTTAACAACATCCTCGGTTTCTCCAATGAGACGACAATACACCGTTGTTACCCCTGCGTGGCTTAGTGTTGCCAAGGATGAGGTAACAAGATTTGCTGGACTAGGCCCTGTTGCATCTATAAATACACATTGAAGAGAAGCGATCGACGATAATACTAGTGATCGAACAGACGGGTCAGTGTAATCTCCAGAGGTAGCAATGCTGTAATCACTTTGGATATATCTGGATCTGTTGGAGTCTGAAATCCCACAGGGCATATAGTTTAGTAATGTAGCAACATTACTTGGCATATCAGACTCCAGGTCTAATCCTACTACCTCGCAATCGAATTGAGTCAGAAGCAAATCAGCTAAACCACCGTTACCAGATCCTACAATGAGTATTTTTCTCGAGCATTTCAGAGATCCGAGAATAGGCAACCAAGTATAACCTGCCGAGGATAAGCCTCCATGTTTGCGAATACTATACCTTTGCCACATTACCTCAAGACGAGATTGTGAGGGGGGTAAACAGACAGAGCAGTGGTCCTGACACGTTGGATAATTGTTAGGAGGGAAGAACTGTCTTGGTTTAGGCAACTTCCTCTGTCCTACTGACAGATTTCTAGCCTGTCTTATTACTGTCCGGATATCATCATTGTGAACCTTGATACCTTTCAGCCGAGATAGATCTATGAATCTGTTGTGGAGAAGGATGTCTCCACTCTTCTCAAAGACCTGGGCCAATCGAATGAATCTGGTACGTAAGAGCTCTAATCCTGCTTCCGGAGTTAATGTTGTTCGAGCCGGAAGTCGCGAGTACGAGGAATACATATTGGTGTATAAAGGTTCAAGCGGGTGTGAGACAAGGCGCAGATGGAGAATTTCTCGGGCTCCTAGGAGTGAAAGATTTTCTGTAATTACAGCCGCTGTACTTCCTGAATAGACCGGTAGGGGCGAATTCCAGAATGAGTGATGAGAATTTGCATAAATCTGAGAGATTACTCGTCTAACCCTAGCGATTAATTTTGATGTTAACCTTCCTGATCCTGAATACTTCAATGATGAAGCATAAAGTTTCGAACTGTCTGGATGCATCATAAAGAGAGGATGATTCCAATAATTCGAGAATGCTTTCAGACACGTTGAGATTGAGAACAGAGAAAATAGCCCTTCATCCCATCTTTCAGGATGAACAGCCAGCGTTCTGAAGGTATCTCTGATTGTTGTATTCACAATAGCCTCACCTACGGCCTCTACTATCATCAGGGGACCGAATGCATGAGCTTCAGATATATCTAACTGGTATGAGGCCGGAATTGATTCATAACCTCGATTATCTGCAAGAGTTTTTGCCCTATTGGAATCTCGTAAAGTCTCCATACAGAATCCCACAAGTGCCCAATAAAGAACTGACTTCTGTTTGTAATCGTCAGGAGTAACAACAGTATGACGAGGTAATATTTTTGCCATACTATCATATGTGCGTGCTAGGAGAATCTCTTCCGTATAAAGCAGTTTAGTTTTTGGCAGACTAGCGGTTAAGAATTTAGGCCTGTTACATTGAAGTGAGTCTTCAGGAAGGGCTTGAAGATTTGGGATATCTATGACCAGCTCTCCAGATCTTACTCCTTTGTTAAGAAATAACAACTTAGCACCCGCCTGAGCTGTGATCATGAATTCTTGCATCATAATTGGATAGTTCAAGGCACTTCCACTAATCTGACCAACAGAATTCGTATCCAATCGGATGTGTGTAACAAAATTGAGCGGTCCTACATAAGATGCTGAATCCATTCTCATACTAGAAGAATACCGATGAGAAATTGAACCTCCTCGGACCTTAGGCAATAGATCAGTAACATCTGATAGGACAGTGGACGATCTTGTCAAGCCTATCAAATCCAGTAAGAGATTGAAGTCTGGGTTACCATAAGCTTGACTTCTTATCAATTGCAATTTCATCAAGGAGCGAGAAGGTGCTCCAGTATCAACAATGCGATAACCGTGTTCAGACCTTTTTTCCTTCGTAGCAGTCCCGACATAACCCGTAAGTGGACCTCGTTTAGTTAACAAGTTGGTTGATGAGTGAGCTGACCACTTTATTGAGCTGTGATGACGTGACGAATTTGATACATGTTGAAAATCCAAAGGCTGGTGGGTTGTTACTCCGTGTAAAGATACTCCCCAATAGGACCGGTAGAGAGTTACCAGATCGTAACTCATTCTTCCAGAATACCCTCGATTTGGTAATCCATCTACCCATTTTTTGAACCACAATGTATCGTTTAAATCTGCGCGGAGGAAAATGTGAGTTATTCCTCCATCAGAGGCTTGAGCTACAGATTGAACTGTTCTTGTGTTCACAAACATTTTCTTCATCAACCTAATTGTCCCGAATCCTGATGATTCATATAGATCATGAATAAGGACCGGATTCAATGGACGAATTTCAATCAAATCCTGTCTTAATTTTGACTCCGATGAGCTTACAGAAGACTCAAGAAGAGGTCTGATACTATTGTTTCGAACCATGGGACGAAAGCATGATAGTGTCATATCTCCTACCTTGGACATTGGGGAAGATGATTTCGTCAAGGGAAGACTGTAAGGATTATCTATAAGGACATCAAGTTCAGGGTTAGGCCGAACACAGTATCGTTCCTCCAATGCTCTTAGTGAGGAGGATGCTAATTGTCCGACCATGTTCGGGCAATCAGCAAGAAGCCTCAATCCACTGATCTCTTTCCCAAGTGGATCAGATCCTCCCTTGTAGAAGAATGATGCTACATTGATACCACAATGCCCTCCAATACTTGCTGGGATCACTACAGAAGCAATAAGTTCACGATCTGAAAATTTCGGGGCGGAATGACCATGAATACTGTATCCGCGTGATGTTGCAGACAAGTAGCGAATAGCATGATACCATCCGATTAAGGCGCTCCGCAATGGTCTTTTTGAATTTTCCCCACCTGCAACAGCTCCTGCAAGAATGGCTCGTGTATTGTTGGCTACAGAAGGGAAATCTAATGATGTGACAGGAAACAATCGACTATGCTTTTTGAGTGATGTTGGATACTCAACTCCTTCTACAAATACATCTTTCGAGTAAGTTAAAACAGCTGTGGATTCAACATTTTCTTCTGGTTTGACTTCTTGATTCACACTTCTGCAGACTTTCTCTAGGTTGTCGTTGACTATGTCCCGGACTGCAGGAATTCTAACCTCGCGTGATTGTCCGTTAGGCGACAGTAAAAGTCGAAGAACTTGATTGTCACCCTGACCAATCAATTCATACCCTTGAATTGTTCCGTTCTTGAGAAGAGGTAGTAGAGCCATTTCTACCATCGCATATGTGGCAGCTGTCCACAATTTCTGATTCAACCCTTCAAACCCACCCTTATGATTCCTCCATGCTAAACTTGATTCCGGTATTATCGGCAGTTCAACACCATCCGGTCTTAATCCTCCGACTCTCACTATTATTTGACTCACTGCAAAGAACCAGTGAGTTACAGTATATGTTCCTTTCATTCCAAACATCTTGTTAATGTCATGTCCGATCATATGAATGACCAATTCCCTCCATCTTAGGTTCCATCTAGATAGATCAATTTCAAGAAAGAGTGTGTAGTTATTCGTATTCTTACCTGGATCTGTAAATCGGAGGAATCTCTCCTGATTCTGCGTTTTCGTCTTTGTCATTGTTTGTTGGGGCAGATACCTAAACAGCGAATTTGCTAAGTTAGCCTCTATCGCTGTGAAGAAACATCTCATCTCGAGGACAAGCATTGCAAACATCCTAGGATCAAGTTTGAATTCTCTTTCTTTTGGATATAAACTTACTACTTTCCAATCATCCGGAATGTCTCTTCTACTTACTCGTTCGACCAATTCCTTGATATCAATATCTTTCCTAGTCATTACTTCGAGCAGCAATCGTCTGTTTGACTTGGGTCTCTTATCTTTGTCCCATGAAAGACGCAAGTCACTTCTGTACAGAGAAATGGCTTTATCATCCATTAAATCCAAGTAGTTTGGGAAGTAGTCGAAGTCAAGAAATTTCTCCCATTCAGTTGAGTTCCAATCTGATAAGGGATAAGAGTTGTAGTCCACCTTCCGCTCTTGTCTTTCGTGCAAAGTATGCAGAGCAGTACCCTTTTTGAGATGAGTGAGAGGAGGCCAGACTCCGTGTTGAGAGATGTAAGAGCAAAGAATGATGTGACAAAATGTGTTCCGGAGTTGTTGCGCGTCGATTAAGGAAGTAGTGTCAGGAGATCTAGCTTCTTCCGCAGCTGATAGTCCGCCTAACCGCGGATCAATGATAGGATGCCCACATGACTTTTGACATCCAAATAATTCCACGAGGACTTCAGTGTCATCATCGAGTTCAACAATTCGGCATAATTCTTTAATCGCATTCGGATAATGTTGAACTCCTTTCACCATCAATTTCGCTTCCTTAGTTACCATTTTGGCAATCATACGAGTATATGCAGTATCATTTCCGAACACATTGTCAACTAAGTGAGAGATACGGGTCTTATAAAGAGGTTCAACTGCTTTCAATATATTGTACGCCTCATTCCCATACTGTTCTAAAACGTTGTCCTGCCATTCGAACAATTGATGCAAAAGTGAGCGCAAGTTTGAGTTCAATCCTAGTCCCGCCACATGGGCTAATAACATATACCGTGTTGAAAGCTTGTCCTTTAACATTAAGATCTGATTCAGACTGGACACTCTCATTTTCCCGTCGTATTCGAGCAACGCACTAGTAGAGGTTATCCAGATTTTTACAGACCCAATTTGTCCAAGGGTCCACATCTCATTATGATTTTTGATACGAGATTCAGCTCTGCCGAAGAGGTTTGAAAACTGTTCATATGCGTATTCATAATCCAATGGGATGTTTGCTAAGAAGTCAGCTGTTGCTCCTTTGATTTCTTCTTCTGGTAATCCTCTCTTTCTCAGACCATCACACAGAGCTTCTTCTAATAAAGGAAGAAGTTTTCGAGATCGGCTGTAATCACTTGTGTGAGTGGCCAGTGGAGTCTTCATCTCTGCTTCAATTGTTTTATATTCTAAAGGATCAAGAATAGTTGCAGATTCGAGATATTCATAGCTCCATTTGCGAACCTTTGTAAGTTTTACAAGATATTCATATCTTGTTCGGTCGTGAGATCGCAATTGAGAACGATAAAGTCTGTCAGTTCTGTATCGTTTCAAGTTTTGAATCAATGTCTGAGTTGCGGCTAGCTCTGTATTGAGGACAGGACTACTTAGGTTAGTGTCAAGGAAGAAAATCCGACGGGCGCGGGCGTAGTCTTCTAATTCGTCCATTTTTCACATGGAGATTCAGCTATCAGGATGGTTCACAAGCAATGCAAGGCACGGCAGGGTTCCAGCATCTAGGCATTTACGGT